ACGGCCCTGTCGCTGGCGAAATTGCGCGCTTCGCCCGCCAGCATACGAAAGTCGCCCGGAAGGAACCAAGAATTCAATGGGTTAGCCGATTGGACCCCGACTGGACCCTTCGGTGGACCCCGGAAGCCAGCGGTGCGGGCCGTCCCGCGCGCCGCGTCGACGCACCTGTCGAACTTACTATTCACATACCGACGGGATGGCAAAAGTGTCTGGCAGAAATTTTGATCGGTGCGATTTTTTCAAAGGGCCGGGTCGTCAGCCCGCGCAAGGTCGATGACTTGCTGCATGGAGAGCCGCTGGCTGATGCTTATGCGGTTCAACTTGTGCGCTATCAAACACAGGCCATACACCCAGTGATGATGCGCCGAAGCCCGTCGCAGGCCAACGGTCCGGCAAACATCGCGCCAGCGATATCCGTATGCCCGCAGCCAAACGATCTTCCCATCCATTGGCGCAAGACCAGCGGTCCAGGTCAGCGTCTCTTCCATCCTGCTGATCGCAGCAGGCGACGGCAGCACGCGCATGGGTTTGGGCTCTTGCCCGACCTTGTCGGCAAAACTCTGCACCACCTCGGGCCAGGTGCTGAAGTATCCTGACAGCCGTGGTTCGGGCAACCGTTTCAGAACGAATGCCGCTTCGGAGAGACGGGCTTCAACCAGCGCAGGTGTCCAACTGCTCATCGCCCATCTCCGGCATCCGGTTTGCCGTACAGCTTTTCGCCCAGCTGACGGATTAATTCACGCTCAGGCCAGGTCAGACGGTCATCATCGAGCGACACGGCGAGGAGCTTCTGTTCCTTCCAGCCCTCCCGGCGCACGCGCTCCGGGTCTCGCCGATGACCGCCATATCCCGTTGGTATGAAGCGCATTCCCTTCATTGCTGGGCCTCCGACATCAGCACGGCATAACCGATCACATCGACAAGACTGTCCCGATGGTCGACGTCGTGGGTCAGGCGAACCATTTTCAGGTCGATCATGCAGAGAACCACCTGCGCGGGCGTCACCTCACAACCCAAATTCTGCGACCACCGAGCTGCAATCTTGTCCAACGACACACGTGCCGGGCCGTATTCCTCCGCCCGGATTTCAAGAACCTGCTCTGCTTCTGTGAGGATGATCGAGCGCGTCATGCTACACCTCCATGGGTTTCCACGGCCCAGAGCAGGATCGCGATGGCGTCAGCCTCGTTGTCATCAGCCGGGCTGAACCCACGCGCTCGGGCGGCGGCGATCATGGCGTCTTTGTTGGCGTTGCCTTTTCCGGTGGCGTGTTTCTTGATCGTGCCGACCGGGGCTCCTTGATAGGGCACGCCGCGCAATTCCCCCCAGGTTGTCAGGGTGGCCATGAGGCCGCCATAGACATGCGCCGCGTCTGTGCCGACGTGTCGACGCACTTCTTCGAAATAGATCGCCTCAATGGGCCCAGACAGGCGGTCGATCTCGCTAAGCCAGTTGGTGAAACGCAGAAAGCGCATGCCACCGCCATCGTAGCGGCCGGGCTTGAAGCTGACGGTGCCGCTGGTGATCAGTCCGTCAAAACCACGAAAGGCCCAACCGGTGGTCGTACCAAGATCGAGGGCAAGGATTGCAGGGCGCACATCGCGGTCATGCGCTGAAACCTCATTGACGGGTTTGACGGGTGTTGGCTTATCAGCCGTAGACAGGCGCGCATGCGCGCGCGTAACGCCTATATAGGGTTGACCCGTCAGACCCGTAAATTGTCCAGTTTTCATTGGCATTTTGCTACTCCTGCTCAAATAGGTCATCGCTGCTGTCCTGAATGCGAATTCCGCGAAACCCACGGGCTTTCCCATTGCTGTTCTTCTCAAAACCCCGAGTGCTCAGCGTCTCGGAGAACCGCTTCATGGAACCTGCGTATTCGTTGTTCGCTTCGGCCCATGCCTTCCAGCTGTTGAACAGCTCGGTCGATCCGGCCCAGTGGTTCTGGTTGCCAGTCTCGCAGCGCTCATCGATCCAGCGCCCCAAGGCATCCTCGGCCTCGAAGTAATCCTCGGTTGCGGCCATGACGGCCTGCGGCGCGCGGAGCCCGTGCTTCTGCCATTCCAGGCAGCCCCGCAGCGCCCAGTCGAGGATGCCATCCCGCTCGGCCAGCAGACGGTCAGGCAAGCGCTTGTCGCGTTTTGCTGCTGGGATGGTGACAGTGAAGGGCACCATGTGCAGGCGCCGCTTCATTGCTTCGTCTACATTGCGGATGGAGGGTTTGTGATTTCCGACGATCAGGAGCTTGAACTGCGGAATGAACTCGAAGAAGTCCTGCCGCATGAAGCGTGCGGTGATCTTGTCGCCGCCAGTCAGCGCCTTCAGCTTGCTCTCGGCCCAGCGGCTCCCCTGTTCGGTTTCGATCGAGGTCACGACCCGTGCACCCCGCAGCCCCGCCATGTCGGTTGGGTGGCGATCCCCATGGCTGGCCATGAACATGTCCATCGGTGCCACGGTGGCGTAATCGCCAAGGATTTCGGTCAGCGTGTTGGCGAAGACAGATTTCCCGTTCGCACCTGTGCCATAGAGAAAGAACAGCGCGTGTTCGCTCGTCACGCCGGTCAGGCAATAGCCTGCCATGCGCTGCAGATAGGACTGCAATTCGGCATCACCGCCGGTCACGGTGTCGAGAAAGGCATGCCAGACCGGGCAGTCGCCCTTTGGCGCAGCAGCCGCGATCTTCGTCATGTAGAATGCCGGGTCATGAGGCTGCGACTGACCGTTGCGAAGATCCAGCACGCCCTCGGCGGTGTTGAGCAGCCAGGGATCCCGATCCCAGACATCAGTAGTGGTGGCATGACGCCGATCGCTGCGAGCAAGGCGTTCAACGGCTGCTACGGTCGAGGCCGAAGACAGTTTTGTTCTGACCCGCGCCGAAGGTGACCGGACAGCAGCTGTCCGGCATACATGCCTGGCCAGATCAAAGGCCTGCAGTGTATCCTCGCGCTTCCATATCCGCGCCGTCCAGGTCAGCCATTGCCCCCATGCGGCGACAAAGCGCCAGGCGTCGGCATGCTGATCCGCGAAATTGGCCGCCAAGGCGTCCTCAGAGAAGCGAACCGGGCTGGGGGCCACCATCGCCGCTGCCATCGTCACCGCCGGTATTTTCACCATCGCCATCGTCCGGGATGTCCCCATTCCGGGCCTGGTCGCGTCGCCAGAGGCGTTCCGCCTCCTGCTGAAGCCGTGCCTCCGGCCAGGGCGGATCAATACGGGCATCGTTGTAGGCAACGATTTCACCCCATGCCTCTGCCGGTGTGACATGGCCCTCCCGGCAACGGCGGATCCAGTATCCAATGACGCGGGAAAGCGCGTCGAACCTTGTGGTCCCATCAACACCGCCCTCACGGATCGGGCGGGCAAATAGTTCCGGGACCGTCCCGCCATCGGTCGCTGCCGTATTGAAATCGAGCCCATCCGGCACCGCGCCGTCCATGGGCGGCATGGCGAAGATGGCCGCGGTCAGCTCGGCGAGGTCATAGTCCACAGGATTGTGCTCGAGGATGGCGACCAACCGCTTGACCCCCGTCTTGGCATGGACCGACCCCGCCACCCGGATGGGCTGGTGGGCTGATTTGAATGCCGGATCGCCGCCAACCTTGGCCGCTATCATCTGTCGGGCGCGGCAAACCCGGGCGATGTCCTCGCCCTCGGCAGGTTCTGTCAGCCGCCAGTAGATGTGCAGCTTGTCCTGCCCCTGCGGTGTGATCCCACCGGAGGCGACCTCGAGCGTGGGTGTGCCAAGATGCTGGATCAGGTGGGCGCGCTTGGCGGCGATGTCGCCATGATCGAGATCGACCAGAATAACCTGCGTCTGGACCACATGCTCGGCGCGCGCGGCCCCTGCTTCATGGACAGTGCCCGGCACCACAAACAGCGCCATGCCACTCTGCGCGGCCCAATCCGCCTGGTGCGCGAGCTTGAGAACAAGATCGTTGTCGACAGCGACAAAGGGCGTGTGCGGAGGCGCGTCATCGACCCCTTTCTCCGCCAGCGCCCGAACCGGCGCCAAATACTCGCAGTAGCCGAATACGACATCGGCATAGATGGCTATCATGGCCGCATCGGGCATGACGGGCGAGACGGTATCGGCAGTTGTAAGGTGATCCGTCATGCCCAGCACCTCGCGGAATAGGCGCAGAACCGGCATTCGAAATGCTCAGGGTCTGTCGTGTGTCTGGGCAGCTGTTCTCCCGCATCGCAAGCCCGAAGGATTTGCACCGCCTTGTCGCTGGCCGCCTGTGCAAGCGCGCCGTTGAAGGGCACAAGCTCGTGCCAGACCTCGCAGGTGTCCTTATTGACAGCTGTGAAAAGCGCGGGCGTTTCGGTCAGGCCGAGATAAGCCTGATAAAGCGCAATCTGCGCGGCATAGATCGGCTTGGCTTTTGCAACTCCATTCTTGGAGATCGCGCGCCAGTTTTTCGCGTTTGCCGATTTGCATTCCCAGAGCGCGGGGACCGCCATGCCGTTTGGCGCGGCCACGACAACACCATCCGCATGCCCTTGCACCCGGTCACCGGCGACGGAAAAGCCGAACTGGTCCCCATGGCGGTTGCGTGTCCTGAGATCGAACCCCGACTTGCGCAGCCACTCAATCGCGAGGTCCTCAAGAAGATGCCCAAGCGCGAAGATGCGCAACGATTGCCCCGAGAAGCCCCCACCTTC